GTTAGCAATTTATTCAATGAAGAAAGAATCTTGCGCCAAGAGTCAAAAAGAATGGAGCCTTATTCGAAAACAGGCTTCTGAATGATTCAAGATGAAATCCATCAAACTCTCCGAGGTCAACCTTGAAAACGTGCTTGAAGACTCTCAGATTGCCATGCTTCATGACATCTTGGCGGAACAGCTCAGGTCCGAATGCATCCAAATGCTTTTTATAGCCTCCCAGGTAACGTTCGTAGAATCCCAAAATTCTGTCGCTTCCGAAACCACCGATCAACATGAAAGCAAAAACCCTTGTAAAGGAAACTGCAATGTTGTCAATGGGCCCCTCAGGATAAAGCATCCCCATCATGAGTTCTCGATCTTCTCTGAAAAGCCTCCCCTTCTTGATTTGATAGCCGATGAACTTGCGGTTGTCAAGCACGTTCGTTGCAATGACCTTCTCCGGTTTGATCACTAAGTGAAAGAATTCGAACACACATTCCGAAACTTCGTGAACAAGAGCCCAAAGGTCAGGATCATCCAGTTTATCAACCTTGAAGCAGAAGTCATCTCCGAGTATTCTTTCGTCGTAGAACCCTTTCTCGAGATACTTAAGCGCAGACGTCAGGACCAACCAAACAGCCAGGGAGTTGACGAGCAAGGTGAGGAAAGAGCCAGAAGGCACACCACCGATTTTCTTGTAAACCGAACCACCCGGTAAGGCAAGAAGGCTGAAAATGAAAGCATCGAGCAAATAATCGAAGGCAAGTTCCATCCAAGGCTCAGGAAGATCCATGTTGGGGCGCAACACACGATGGAAAATATCCTGCAGAACGAAGCGGCAACGAAGAGAATCCCATCCTGAAATGTCGGTGTTGACAAAAGATGCGTCATCCCGTTCGCTGAGATACTCATTCAAGCGAATGATCGTGTCACGACCAGTCATGAAACGGCGGGCATGGTGTGCGCCAGAGAAAATTTGGTGATAAAAGCCTCGGAAAAACATGTTCTCCAGAATTGTGAGTTCGATTGGGGCAACCCACACAACACGAGTCTTGTTCTCATCAGTTGGAGAGAGATGTCCACGCAACGCCATCTTGTATGGTATCTGCTCAACCTTTTCACCGCGCTTCCAAGTTTCAATCATGTTCTTGACCGCTTGATAAGCCTCATCCAAAACCTCTCCTTTCTTCTTGCCTGGAAAGTTAATGCCAGCAGATGTGTTCAAAGGGATCTTGGTCATCGCAATCTCCAAAGGAATCACACTGCAACGTCGAAAATTAGCTTCCAACTCAGCCAAACCAGCGTTGTAACCAGCTTCCATCTTGTCATCAAACACACGGTTCTTGTAAACAGTGGGGCCAGCGTACTTGAGCAGCGAATGATAAGCTCGACCGAGGCGAGGTGATTTCGTAAAGCCCTTGCAATCTTCGTACCACTCAGGGTCATGGTGCCAAAGTGCCTCTTTAACAAACTCATCCAAATGGCCAAAACCAGACATCACTTGATACTTGGGTCGACCATCCTCAACGAACTTCCATCCATCACTCTTGTCCGCAATTTTCCTGAACTGGCTCTCGTTCAACTCGGAAAATGGCTGCTTGTCCACGATGTACTTCCATGTGTACTTGCTGATGGAGGCCGGAATCTGGGCTACATTGCTTGAACTTGTTACTGACATGACCTGGTGAGAGAG